ATTACAAATATATTAAACTAGATTTTATTACATTATTAGATGTAATAATTAATTAATTATTACATCTAATAATGTAATAAAATCTAGTTTAATATATTTGTAATAATCTATTTGTAATAATCTAATGAAATCTAAATAAAATCTATTATAATATAATTATTTAGTTTATAACATATATTATAAACTAAATAGTCAATCAATTATTTTTATTAAATTGGGTAAAAATATATTATTCCAGCAATAGCAGGAGCAGTATTATCAAATAAGACCTGTCCTTTTAAATTTATTATTTGAGTAGTATTTACTGTAATAACTTGTGTATTTTGAAATACTATTGTATCACCATTAAGATCAAGTGTTGTTGAATTAACTGTAAATGGATAAAAATCAGCGCCATTATTTATAGAAGTTATTACTGGTCCTAATGAAGTATCTGTATTGCCTTGAATTGACAAATATATCCAAGCGATGTAATTGCCTGGGGGTATACTAAAATTATTTGAGCATGCGTAATTAAATAATGTGCCCGATGTAATAACAGGAGCAACAAAATTACTTTTGAAAAATGGTAAACCTATTGTTGAAGCTGATGACATTATATATAATATATATATATATAATAAATATAATTAAATACTTTTATTATATATTTATTAAATTGGTAAAAAAAATATTGACCCTGTAACAGTAGGAGCATTACCATTAAATTGTAATGCTCCTTGTAAATTTATATTTGGTTGTTCTGCTGATATAATAACAAGTTGAGAATATTGAAATGTTATACTACCATCATTAATAACTGATCCGCCTGGATTAAAAGTATTTGGATATAATATTCCATTATCTAATGCAGTTACAATTGTACCTAAATCAGTATCTGTATCTCCTTCAATAAACAAATATGTCCAAACTAAATAATTGCCTATAGGAATAGCGTTGTCATTTTCTAAAATAAAATTAAAAGCTACTCCTGAGACAAAAACGGGGGCTGTAAAAGCACTTTTTAAATATGGTAAACCTATTGTTGAAGCTGATGACATATATATATTATAAATAAAGATTTTAATTATAATATAATTTATATTATATATATATATATATATCTATTAAATAAAAATGAATGCTAACAATACGCCTGAAAAATTATATTACGATATTCAGTTGACAAATTTAGAAACATCAGGAACTGTGCCTCCTGTATTAAATTTTATTGAAACAAGAAATGTACCATTTTTATATGATGCAGAAAAATATTATATGTCAATTATTAGGTTTAGTCTAGACACACCAAATCTGCCAGTATTTATTCCAACAATTCAACTGAACCAAGAAGATATTAACTTGACTATTTATTCTGTATCTTTACAATGGACTAATCCATTAGATGTATTACAAATTTATACTGAGCAGACATTTGTACAATTCATTCCGCAATCTAAAATAGCACCAATACCGCCACCTACTAGTGTAAATGGAATTCAGTATAATGGCGGCAATTATTATAATATTTATAATTATCAATATTTTATTTATTTAATTAATGAAGCATTTATTGTTTGTTACAATCAATTAAAAGCTCAAGTAGAAGCTGATGGTTTAACTTTACCTTCTGATTATTATCCAGTTTTAAGTTGGGATACACAAAATAATACTGCGATATTAAATTGTGACATTTTAGGTTATTCAACAAACGCAGCTAATTATATTAAGATTTTTTTCAATACATCTCTAGCACAATTATTTTCTTCATTTCCTGTTATATTAAATTCTATATCAGTTGTTAATGGATTAAATGCGCAAATTATAACTGATACATTTAGCGATACTAATGTTATTCAATATCCACCATCAAACCCTCAATATGATGCAATTCAAGTGTTTCAAGAATATTCAACCGTGGCTTTGTGGACACCAATTACTAGTATTGTTTTTACATCAAACACATTGCCAATTATTAGTAATCAAGTATCAACGCCAATTGTGTTTAATGGCAATGGTATATATGCAGGTAATGGAGGAAATAATAGTCTTGTTAATCAAGTCATTACTGATTTTATTTCTAATGATGGTACTTATAAACCAAGTCTAGTATATGAACCTACAGCTCAGTATCGTTATATTGAATTGCTAGGAAATAGACCATTAAATACATTTGACCTACAAGTATATTATAAAGATCGTCTCGGTTCTTTAGTGCCATTTTATTTATCATCAGGATGTACTGCTACTGTTAAAATTTTATTTACAAAAAAACATACAATTGGAGCAGGTATAGGGAAAAATTAAAATTGAAGTTAGTAAATTATATTTAAAATAAAGTTATTTAAAGAATAAGACATTATAAGATATTATATATAATAATGCCAAAAACTCAAATTACTAATTTAGAAAGATCTACTCCTGATTTTTTAGATAAAAATTTACCTTTACATATGATTGAATTAGAAAAGAAAATGTTTTTTATAAAAAATATTTTAGGAGCTAAAAAGAAAATAAATGAAGCTAGTAAATATTAATTTTGAGATATAAGAAATTATATTAACAAAAAAACTTTAAAAGATAATAATAATATAATTGATATAATTGATGTTTAAATTTTTTTTATATTTTTTTTATATGTATAATATTATATATATAAATACAATGAGTCGTCCAGATTTTAAAACAGCTCTAATTGAGAGCACCACTATTAATGATTTAACTAATGAAGAAATATTTGGAGTTTTAAGTGGTCCTGCACTTAGTACTTATACACAATTTCAAGCTATATCAGCAAGTTCATCACAAATTGTATGGAACGTGCAAGTGCCATCGGAAAGTATTGTTATTGATAGACATTTATTAATGACATCTACAGTTAACTTTACAATTAATCTTACAAACGTACCTCCTGGTGAAAATTGCATCAACTGGGGTCTGACGGAGGCGTTGTCAGCGTTTCCTCTTTCTTCGCTCTTTACTACGATCCAAACTACAATCAACAACGCCAGTACATCTGTAAATATGCAAGATATTTTACCAATGATTTTAAGAATGAATGATAATAGAAAACTAGCAAGATATAATAGTATGACTCCATCAATGCCTGACTGTCAATGGGGTAATTTTGCTCAAGCTGTAAATGTTGTTGGACCAATAGCTAATTCTAATAACAATGTATTAGCTAGTTTAAATAATAATGGATATGATAATGATTTTCAACCAAGAGGTAGTTATCCAGTTACTCTTTTAGGAGTAGCACACACCCTTGCAGGAGGAGGAGTTGATGCATCAATTGTTTCAACCAATCTTGCTGATACTTGGATTATTGGACTTTCATTTACTGTAACCGAACCATTTTTAGCTCTTAGTCCATTCACTAATTGCATGCCTCAATCAAATCAAAGTGGATCTGGATTGATTGGAATTAATAATATGTCTATTGTTTGTAACGTAGATAATAGTTGCAAACGTGTATTAGGATCAGCAAATAATTATATTACAGCGAATGGTATATCTCTAGGTTATAGCAATGGAGTTCTTAATTTACCTGCATTCTCATCAACAAGATTGCTTTTTAATTTTCAAACATTGACTTCGTTACAATATTCTAAAATCAGTTCAAAATGCATCGTACCATACTCAGATTATCCTAGATATCTAACTACATTTACAAATGCTGATGTATTAGCTCCAAATGCTCGTGCTACTCTTACGTCTCAAAATATTCAACTGAATCAAGTTCCTGGTCTTATACTCATCAGTGTACGAATTCCAATGTCACAACAAACCTATCAAAATACCTCTTCCTTTTTATCAATTTCTAATATTAGTATTAATTTCAATTCTCAATCTGGTCTTCTTGCATCTGCTACTCCTCAAGATCTGTATAATATTTCATATAGAAATGGATGTGCTCAATCTTACTATGAATGGCAAGGTTATAATAATAATTTTGTAAATGGATCTCCAAATAATACTGCTACTCCAACCGGTAGTCTTCTTGTATTAAACCCAGCTCTTGATTTTAGTCTTCCAGAATTTTTAAGTTGTGGAAGTTTAGGTCAATTCTCATTTCAATTTAATATTACTGTTAAAAATAATTACGCATTTAATGTTGTACCTGAAATTTGCATCATTACTAAAAATGATGGCCTGTTTGTAACACAACAGGGTACATCTGTTATATATACTGGTATTCTTGATAAAGCTACTGTATTGAAAACTAAAGAAAATGAAGCTAGTATGGATTTCAATACTCATCAAAGGCTAGTCGGAGGTAGATTAAATAGTAGTGGATTTGGTGCTATTAAAAAAATATTGAAGTACCATGGAGTGAAAAATACTCCAGTACTAGATATGATGTCTGGGTCTCAAGGAAGTGGTGTATCTGGAGGAGTTCTGAGTGGCGGTGCGTCCAGTGGTGGTAGACGTCACAAACTTAGCAAACATTTAATGTAAATTAAATTAATTCAAAATATTAATTATAATTATTATAATGATTTTTTTGTAAATTTTTTATATATCTATTTTAATATATATATAATGAATAATAAATCAGGTTTAGATAATAATCCAAATTCTATATTTAGAGCATCAAAGACAGTAAAAAATATTATTAACAAAAATTTAAAAAAAATAGAAGATGCAAAATTAGCACAGCAACAATCTTTAATTCCAAACCAAAATACTGGAAAAAGTAATGTTGAAAGTGAAGTGAATAAATCATTATCACAATTTACTTTATATATTAAACAACTTACAACATTGATAGACTTATTTGTAGATTATATTAATGGTGGAGTTTTTGGAGCTGGTGTAAGTGGTGGTAGTAGAAGTAGCGGACAATATGCTAGAGTAGTTAGAAGAGATAACTTTTCCTCCCCATCAGGTGTTGTGAGAGGATCACAAATACATTCAGCACCAGTAGGTCAAAGTATTGATAGTGACAGTGATTCAGAATCTGAAGAGTCTGAAATGTGGAATCGTGATATAGCTACTATAGCAGGGTCTGAAAGTGATTCTGATAGTAGTGATTCTGACTCTGATGGTGATGGTGGTGATGGTGGTGATGGTGATTCATTAATTGGTGAAGAAGTAGGAAGTTTTGATGATGATGATGGTTTATCAGCATTAACAGATTCTACTAAATCTGAATCAAAATATAAATATAAAAATATCCATTTAGCAAGAGAATTAGCTAGAATTTCAAATTTAGCTCAACAAGCAACATCATTGTGGGAAGATTATATTAGGCCAAATATATTTTATTTATCAAAAATATCATTAAGTAAATTTTTAAATTCAAAATTAATAGCAGATTTTGAAGATTCAATACAAGGATTTGATGATTTACTATATGATAGTGCAATTACAGATAGAGATTATCCTGAATTGTATCGTGTATACCAAAATGTAACAGAAGATTTAGATGAATTATTTAAAACAATTGAGACAGATATAAAAAGAGTATCAGGTATAGGTACTGGTCAATCAAGTGATGCTGTTGTAGGTGCTGGGTTTTTACATTTTCCTTCTCCTTACAATAATTATATGCACCATACCAAAACTAAATATTTAATGTAATAAATTTAATATAATAATAATTAATCTTAGTTATTATTATATGGCAAATTATTTTAAAATAAAAAAAAAAGAAGACTATCCTAAAAAAATACAAGATGTATTTAATGTATTAACAATTACAGGTAAATATCAAGTAATAGGTTCTGGGTCTCTTTCAAAAATAAAATATAATTCAGATTACGATTTACAAGAATTTATTAATGATAAATCTAATAAAAATGTATTAGATAAAATTTACAATTATTTTAAAAAGAAATTTAGCAAATGCAAAAAAAATAAAAATTATTTTATTACAGATTTTAAATGTGGTATTGGTTTAGATGGAGAGCCACTTAGATGGACTTATAATGATATAATGAAAGGTATTAATAATGGGTTAACATTTCAAGATGCATTATTGCAAAAATCTACAATTAAAATGGATATGATAGTATTAATTGATGGTATATTTACAGAGTTTTCAGAAAATTATTATTTCAAAATTGGTAAAGATACAAATTATTATAATGAAGATATAGAGTTAGGAATAGAAAAATCATTAAATGAATATTTATATATGAAAAATTACTGGAAAGTACTAAAAAGATTATTTAGTTTATTAATGAGAGAAAAATCTAAAAATAAAAAAAAGTTAATTAAATTAATAGATTTCTTTAATTCTAATGTAGGCTTAATTAATAAATGTAAAAACGAGTTTGATATATTGTTGGTGGTATTGAATCAAAATTTTAGAAAACCAAAATTAAAAGATATATTATATAATATAGAAAAGATAAAAGAATGGTCTCAAGATGCAGGTATAGAATTAATGTACGATGAGTTCTTTAAAACAACATCATTAAAAAAGTTAGAAAAAATGATTATTAATACTAGAGATGAATTAGCCGATATAGTTAATAATTATAGTTATAATTATTTAAAAGATAATTTTAAAAAAATATTATTATAAAAAATCTAATGTAATTTATAATAACAAAATATGAACCTAGAAAACTGCGGAATACCTATAGCAATTATAAAAAATGAAGGAAAGAAGACAAAACAAACCCCTATTATATCTGTAGATGATAGTGAAACAGCTAGAACAAATTATAATGAAATTAAATTAAAAAATGGTGAGGTCTTTCAACAAATACCAAATCCAAATACAGAACGTCAGATATTATATATTACTGGAAGAAGTGGCTCTGGCAAGTCATATTATACTTTACATTATTGTAGAGAGTATAAACGTATGTATCCAAAAAGAGAGATTTATTTATTTAGTGCTTTAGAAAGTGATTCAACTTTAGATCAATTAAAAGGGTTGAAAAGATTTAGACTAACTGATGAATTTTGCGATGATGAAATATTAGCTGAAGATTTTAAAGACAGCTTAGTTATATTTGATGACACTGATGTAATATCGTCAAAATTAATTAGAAACAAAGTTTTTGGTATAATGAATCAAATATTACAAACAGGTAGACATTTTAATACAAGTTGTATTATTACAACACACACGGCTTGTAACGGATCAGCAACAAAGATTATATTAAATGAAGCTCACAGCATCACAATATTTCCAAATGGATTGGGAGGTAAAAGTATGAAATATTTATTAGATAGTTATTTTGGCTTAGATAAAAATCAAATTAAAAAAATTAAAAATTTAAAATCAAGATGGGTAACGATCTTTAGAACATTTCCAATGTCAATTTTATCAGAAAAAGAATGTTATATAGTCAAAGCTAGTGATGATTGATTTTGTTGTTCTTTTAATTTTTTTAATTTATATTGTTTTTTTATTTTATCTTTATTTAATTGATACCATACTTTTTTGTTTTCTTTTATTTTATCTAAATTTATTTGTTTTTGTTTTTTTATTTTATCTTTATTTTTTTCGTAATATTCTTGACAACATTTTTTTGATTGTTTTTTTTTCTCTTCTTCTGTTCTTTTAGGTCTATGTTTATTGACACAATCTATTATATCAAAATAATATCTCTCTCTAACTAACAATTCATCTTTACTATTACAAGGGTATAGCTCTACCAATTCAATATAATAATCTCCTCCTTCTAATACTTTAGAAGATGTAGTATTAATTTTATTAGTTTTTAAATTTGAACGATGATTTTTTAATCTGTTTGATAAATATTTCTCAATAGTAGATCCAATATAGACTAAATTTGTAACTCTACAAACTATTTTATAGATTTTTCCATTTTGATACTTATTCATTTTTAATAATAAATAAATATCATTTAATACTTAAGTAAGTTTTTTTTAGTTTTTTTAAAATTTTGGTAAATTTTTCTTACCTTTTATTTTTTGTTTTAATTTATATTGTTCTTTTAATCTTTTCAAAGACAATTCTTCAATTGTTTTTGGAGTAGTTTTATTAACTTTAACAGTAGGACGATAAGTCGGATAGCCGGTTTTATTTAATAATGGATGTACGTCTATCCATTTTTCATCTATCCATTGTTTTAATTTTTTTGGTTTATTGTCTTCAATATATTCTCCTCCATTTAATTTGTACATTTTTTGAATATACATTGACTTATAAGCTGATGGATGTTCATATATATTGTCAGCTAATATTTTGATTTTATCATATAGTTCTTTGTCTTTTGGTTTTACCATATTATTTATATTATATATTATTTTTAGTTTTAATCAGTTTTGATATAATTTGATTCGGCTGTTCCTTTACTTGTTCCCATATTTTTTACATCTAATGCTAATTCTTTTTGCTGATCACTATATTTATCAGTTAAGTAGATGTTACGCAACATACTTGAGCCAATTTTTTTATTAAATATTTTGTTTAATATCCTTGTAATATCATTACTGTTATTATATGGATTACCTTCAAAATCTACAAGTAATGGTAC